GCCGTCCCCCCTTCGGCCAGCGGGAACTCAGTCAACGCCGGGTAGGCTGGATGGGCCCGGCTGGTGACCACAGGGGTAGTCGTAGTCTTGAGCCAGTCGAGCATGCGGGCGATGTTCGAATCAGGCTTTGCGGCGGCGCGGATCTCCTGAATGCGAACATCGTCCATGTGAAAGATGCGGTCACAGGCGAACACGTCGCCCAGGGCGTTGATGCCCCAGGTTTCGTCGCAAAACGCCCGGCGCCCGCCGTAGCGCTTCGTCAATTCGAGGTATTGCCGCACCGAGGGGCCAAGGCCCAGGATAGCGATATGCATGTGTGATTCCTTCGCGGGGAGAAATTGGGCCGAAGCCCAAAAATCACGGGTTGCTGACAGGAGCCAGCGACGGGTTGAACAGCAGCGCCGTTGCCGACACGCAGCCCACCGAGGTCACGCCGGTCTGCACCAGCAGCAACTGCACGTAGCGCTTTGTGCCCTTGTAGCCAACCCGCTTGAACACTTCTTTGGTCGTGCCCGCCGTGCGTGGCGTGGCCGCCAGCAGGGATGCGAGGGTTTCGGTGCCCAGCATGTCAGCATCGGCCACGCTGGTCATGGTGCCCGTCGCGTCGCCTTCCTTCATCACGGCGGTGACCACCGTGCCGGTCGTGGTCACGGAACCGTAGCCGATGACGAATTGGACGCCGCCGTAACCCTGGCGATCAATGACCGGGCCGGTTTTGGTGGCGTTCGCGCCGATGGCCGCTGGGATGATGGCCAGCACCTGTTTCACATTGCTGTGCATGTCGTTGTTGCTCATGATGTTTCCTTTCAGAATTTGGGTTTGAAGACAGGCCGGCGGTTAGGCCGGCCCGGTCAATCAGGTCGAGAACTTGAGGAACTTCACAGCCTCGAAATTCACAGCGCCGCCGCCCGTGCGCTTCGTGCTGTAGAACACGACGTAGGGTTTCGCGGTGAAGGGGTCGCGCAGCGTGCGGATGCCCATGCGGTCAACGATCTGGTAGGCCTGGCGGAAGTCACCAAACGCCAGAGACAGCGAGCCGTTTGCCAGCGTTGGCATGTACTCGTCCACGCGCACCGGATAGCCCATCAGCCGCTCCGGCGAACCCACTTGCATGCCGGGCTCCCACAGATATCGGTTGGTGGTGCTTTCCTTCAGCAGGCGGGCAGCGGTGCGCACCGAACGACGCATCAGGAACTGCGCATTCGTCAGGTACTGGTCCTTGAACGCACCGATCAGGCTCACCACCGGGTCGAACTGCGTGGTGTGGAAAGCGCCACTGGCGCCGGTCACCACATGCTCGAATTGGCCCCAGTCCCGCGTTGCATCAGCCGTGGCCGCCGTGGTGTAGCTGGCCAGCCCGCGAGGCTGGCCAACGCCAGTGCCCTGCCAGAAAGCGGTGCCTTCAACGCGGGCGAACTTGTCGGCAACCTTGCCGGCCAGCCAGCCTTCCACGTCGGTTGCGGCATCGTCCAGAATCTTCTGGCTGGCCTTGGGCATGGCATACATTTCGTGCGCCTGAATTTCCCACTTGCCGACCTGCGGCGTGGTCGTGTCCGAACGGGTGCCGATTTCAGACACCCAGCCAGCGTCAGCCTCGTTGTTGTCCACCAGGCCTTCGATCTTGTCGGTGCCGATGGTCTGAACGCTGGCGATCTGGCGCATCACGGATTGCTCGTACAGCTTGCCCACCATGCGGCCCACCGTGGACTGCGGCAGCAGGTAGCCGCCGTCAGGATCAGAGCCAGCCTGCATGGCTTTCTGCTCGTCGGCAGACAGATGCTCCAGGCGAACGCCAGTAGCCAGCTTCAGAAAGCCGCTCTTGTATTCGCCGTAGGCCTTGGCATCCAGCTCGGCGGGCGTCGGACGGCCCTTGCTCTGGAAGTCGGCGCGCAGGGCGATGTTGAAGCTCTTGACTTCAGCAGCCAGAGCCTTGGCTTCGTCGTCGGTGCCACGGTCGGGGCGGTTGGCCTTCTTCTGGATCTCTTCGATCACCGCTTTCAGCTCGGAAAACGTGTCGAGGGCCTCGCCCAACTTGGCTACTTTGGCTTCAAGGTCAGAAACCGCCTTGCCTTCGGCTTTGGCTTTGATCAAAGCGTCATTGGCAGTCTTGAACTCGTCGAAGGCCTTGCCCTGGTCTTCGAGCACCTTCTTGATTTCCATGAGAGACACCTCGCCAACAGCGAGCGGCATGGTGCCTGCCGCCGCCAGTCCAGCCAGAATTTCTGGCGAAAGGTGGTTGGTGAGCGGGTAGCCCGCCAATGCGGCGCCGCACGCGAGCGCCAGAACGGCCAAAAAGACCAGATTGAGAGTGCGTTTCATGATTTTCCTTTCGGGAATGAAAAAGCCGCCTCAAGGGCGGCTGGTCGGGGGGATGCGGTGGCGGTCTAGAAGACTTTTCCGCGTGCTTGCAGGGCGGCGGCAATCGCCGCCAGTTCGCGCTCCCCGGAATCACTCCGGCTGATGACGCTTTTAATCCGAGACACCAGAGCGGTGGACTCGGTCTTCGACAGGCCACAAGAATCCCTCAGGTGGCGCTCGATTTCGGACAGGCTGTCAAGCTCTTCGATGGTCTTGACGGCTGAGACGCGGGAGGCGTCATTCATGGGGAACGTGACCAGGGAAAGCTCCACCAGGTCAACCTTTTTCAGGGAGCGCACGCCGGTCACACGGTCGTAGCTGTCGTCCCGGGTGCGAAAACCAATGGACATACCAGACAGCGCGCCCATCTTCATCAGCTCGTAGGCCTCGGCGCCGCGCGCTGTCTTCAGCGCAAGCTGCCCACTCACTTTCAGGCCAACGGCGTCCTCTTCCATCTTGGTGTAGACGCCGATGGGCTCAGCCTGGCGGTGCTGCCAGAGCATGGCGGGCAGGCGGCCCGCTGCTTTCTGTGCGGCCAGCGTCTCCGTAAAGGCGCCGGGAACCACGATGTCGCCGCCGCCGTCGATGATGTTGAAAACCGAGCCGTAGCCCTCAAAGGTTCCGGTGTCGCCGGTCGCCTTGAGTTCGCAGGCGAAATCGAGTGTTTTTGTCGTCATGTCAGTCCTTTCAGGCTGGCGCCGGGTCCATGCCGCTTCGTGGTGGCAGCTTGGAAGCCTCACCGCCGAACGGGTTCAATTCATCCAGGGCCCGTACTTCGTCCTGAGTCATCCAGGCCGGGCTGCCGCCAGAGCCCAGAGCCTTGGCAAAGTAGTCGCCACGGTCCTTGCTGGCGCCGCGCAGCAGGCCGGAAGCGTTGAATTTGAAATACAGGCCCTGGGCGCGCTCTTGTTTCGATAGCAGATAGGCGTCGGCTGACTGCTCAATCCGCGCATACAACGGTGAAAGCGTGTGCACCACATGGGCCAGAAACATCTGCTCGCTGCTCGCGTAGGTCGTAGCCTTGTCCGAGTAGCCCACCATGATGGGCATGACGCCCATGAACCGGCACACCTCTGCAATCTGGTGGTTCCGCGTCTCCAGATGCTGGGCGTCGAGGCCCGTCATCACCTGAGACAACCACTTGGCGCCACGATCAAGAATCATCGGGGCGCCTGAGTTTTCGGCGCCGGCCATTTCAGCCTGAATCCATGCTTTCAGGGCTTTGTATTGCGGCTCGCTCAAGTTCCCATCGACCGAGTAAGTCCCGGATGGCCGAACGCCCTTTGAGTGCAGCTTCGCGTGGCTTTCTTCGGTCGCAATCGACAGCCCAAGAGCCTCGCGCGCAATGCTCAGCACATCAATCCCGATCAGGCCATCAAGGCTGGTGCCGCGCACATGCCAAATTGCGTCAGCCGGGAATATCTGGATCTGCCCACTCTTGCCTGTAACCTTGTAGACAATGCTGTAGTCGTCGTTCTGGACCTTTTCCACCCGGGCCGGGTTCAGCAGGATCAGCTCTGAAATGCCGTTGATCGTGCGGTTTATGAAGGCGTAGGCATTGCCAAGGGCGACATGAATAGTCAGCGTCTCACGGAACTCAAAAGAGGTCGTCCATTCGTTTGGCTTGACCGTCACAAGGTCATAGAGCCGGTGATCCCTGGCAGCATCAATCCGAGTCAGCTCGCCGGAACGGGTTTCCCGGTGCAGCTTGAAAGGAACCTGAGCGACACCTTGAGACAGCACCTTGAGGCACGCGAAAAGAGCGCCCACCTTGATTGCGCTATTGAGATTGATCGTCGGGCCGGCCTTTGATGCACGGCCAGCGCGAAGCATTTCCTCCCATAACGCCAATGGGTCAGCCGCCTTTCGCCCGAATTTGAAAATGTCGAATAGTCCCATCAGGCGGTTTCCCAAAATGATTTCTCACAAGCGGCAGGAGCCAGCGCCATCAGCGACACCGCGTTAAATCCCGCCATCAGCGGGTCAATCTTGGCTCTGCCGCTGGCCTGCTTGGTGACCAGGATCGAGTTCGCCCGGTCTTCAATCCGGGCATTTCCAACACACCACGCCATGAGCGGTGTGCCGGCGTGCACGATCTCTCCACCTGCCAACTTTCGTTCGGTGTCCTTGATCGCGCCGTTCAATTTCCAGCCCTGGCTGATGCCAATAATCTGCTCAGCAGTGATGCCGCGCTCGGGCTTCGTCAGCTCTGCCACGATGGCACCGATACCAGCGGTATCCACGCCGATGGCGTTTTCTTTCGGCAGCAGGCCGGCAGCATTCAGTTCGCAAACACGATCCGCGACACCGTCAACGTCCGGGCCCGGCTGCTTGACGATGGTCAGGTTGCCGTCCTTCTGGAAGTCCAGCAGGCGCGGCGCGATCTCTTTTCGCCGCTGCAAGGCGATTTCATGGGCCCAGGCATGCGCCCACCACAACCAGCGCCCGGTGCCTCGCTCGCGCCCAATGACGACAAGCCCCAAGAGGTCATCCAGGCCGCCGCCGTCGATGCCTACCGTGGCCACTTCGCAGCGCTCTATCAGATCGGCCAGGGTGAAGACCGGCACGGCCTGGGCTTGCCAGAAGTCGGCGCCGGCCCAGCGATCAGCCTGCAGGTTCATGCCGATCTGGACGTTCAGGTGCTTGGCCAGCACATCCTGAAGCGTCCCACCGGTGCCGTCTTCGGC